CTAATTGACAGATACACGTATTCTACGACAAATAACGCAATAATAAACAATATAAGTAGATTGGTTTACGGACGTGGTTTAAGTGCGTTAGATGCAAGTAAAAAGCCAAATGAGTACGCTCAAATGATGTCTTTGTTTCATGCTGATTGTGTACGTAAATTAGTAGTGGATAGAAAGATGTTAGGGCAGTGCGCTATTCAAGTTCATTACTCAAAAGACCGTAAAAGAATTTTAAAGGCTTACCATATGCCTGTTAATTTATTACGTGCTGAAAAGTGTAATAAAGACGGAGAAATAGAAGGCTATTATTATTCGGATAATTGGTTGGATGTTAAAAAGTACGCACCTAAAAGAATACCTGCTTATGGATTCTCAAATGAGTTAATAGAAATACTTTTTGTAAAGCCTTACACGGTTGGAATGAAGTATTACGCCTATCCTGATTATCAAGGTGCCGTTCCATACGCTAAACTTGAGGAAGAAATAGCAGACTATTTAATAAATGAAGTTCAACACGGATTCAGCGGTACAAAGGTTATAAACTTCAATAATGGAATTCCTACCGAAGAGCAACAAAGTATCATTACAAACAAAGTAAACGCACAATTAACGGGTTCTAAAGGACTACGAACTATTGTAGCTTTTAATGCAAGTGAAACAAGCAAAACAACTGTAGACGATATTCCATTAAACGATGCGCCTGAACATTATTCGTATTTAAGTGAAGAGTGTTTACGTAAAATTATGTTAGGTCATAACGTAACAAGTCCGCTTTTATTTGGTATTGCAACGTCAACGGGTTTTAGTTCGAATGCTGATGAGCTTAAAAACTCAAGTATTTTATTCGATAACATGGTTATTAAGCCTATGCAAGATGAATTACTTGAGGCTTTCGATAGGATATTAGCTTACAATGGTATTTCGTTAAAGTTATTTTTTAAGACTTTGCAGCCTTTGGAGTTCATGGACTTAGAAAACGCACAAACCGAGGAACAAGTAGCTGAAGAAACAGGAACGGAACTAAGTGCGGTTAACCCTTTAATGGAGTTAGGCGAAGATGAAAACCCTGAATGGATATTAATAGACGAACACGAAGTAGACTACGACACGGACGAAACGGACAACGAATTACTAAGCAAAGAACCTAAACAAAGTTTATTGTCAAAGGTTGTTAATTTAGTTTCAACGGGTGACCCTCGACCTAATTTAAGAAGTTCGCAAGATCAAGTAATAGACGGTGTTAAATTCATTACACGATATATTTATGCAGGTGAAGAAAAGGAAAATGGTAGGGAGTTTTGTAAAAAAATGATGTCACTTGCTAAACAAAAAAGAGTTTACAGAAAAGAAGACATTATAAAAATGGGTAGTCAAGCGGTTAACCCCGGGTTAGGAATTGACGGAGCTGCTACTTATTCAATTTGGTTATATAAAGGCGGTGCTAATTGTCACCATAGATGGAATAAAAGAGTTTACGCAACGCTTTCCGGTAAGGCTTTAGATATTGATAGCAAAGAAGTAAAACAAATTGCAGGCGCAAAAGCTGCGAAATTAGGTTATATTGTTAAAAACCCAAGTTTGGTAAGTCAACGACCAATTGATATGCCAGACCAAGGATATTACAGAAAATAAAATGGCGGAAGCATTATTAATTACTCGCGAGGATGTAGTAAAGTTTACTGCTATGAATGGCAACGTAGACACGGATAACTTTATTCAATGGATTAAGGTCGCTCAAGATATTCACATTCAAAACTATTTAGGAACTCGTCTTTTAGACAAAATAAAAGCTGATATTGTAAACGATGATTTAGGTGGTAATTATTTAACGCTTGTAACGACGTATATAAAGCCTATGCTGATACATTGGGCAATGGTTGAATACTTACCCTTTGCGGCTTATACAATCGCTAATAAAGGCGTATTTAAGCACAATTCGGAGAATGCAACAAACGTAGAAAAAGACGAAATTGATTTCTTAATTGAAAAAGAGCGTTCAATAGCGCATCATTACACTGAAAGATTTATTGATTACATGAGTTTTAACCAAGACTTATTTCCTGAATATAACTTAAATTCAAACGGTGATATGTATCCCGATACTCAAAATAACTACACTGGATGGTTCATTTAAAAAAGTACAAGCCAAAGGCTGAAAACATTAGAAAATTACAAATTTATTTAAACAAAATAAATGGCGGACATAAAGATAAGTCAACTAACGGCGAAAGCAGCAAAGGTTGAAAGTACAGATAGAATTCCAATAGCAGACTTTAATGGCACTACTTACGACACTAAGTATGTAACTGGAGCACAAATTAATGAATTGAGTTTAGATACTTCACCACAATTAGGCGGTAACTTAGATGTTAATGGATATACTATTACAAGTGATTCAGACCAAGATGTTATTATAAATCCAAACGGAACTGGAACTACAAAAATAGAAAGCAATTTAGTTTTAAGAGATTCGGCAGGTGCAACAGCTAAAGAAGTTTTATTTTACGAGGGGTTTTCAAACGGAACAAATTATGTAGCTTTAAAAGCTGCTGATTCTTTAACTGCCAACACTACCTATACGTTACCAACAGCAGATGGAACGAGTGGACAAGTTTTGTCCACAAATGGAACTGGAACATTAAGCTGGACAAATAACGATTCGGGTTTAACTGTTAATTCAACTGCGATAACTTCAGGAACTGCTGGGCGTGTATTCTTTCAAAATGCTTCGAATCAATTATCTCAAAGTTCTAATTTATTTTGGGACAATACAAATAACAGATTAGGAATTGGAACGGCAACGCCTGCTCATAATATAGATGTTACAGGCACGGTGAGAGTACAAGGTGCATTAACAACAGCAAGTGGCATTTGGGATACTACTGGACTTGCAGTTAATAATATAAGGCGTAATTCAGTAAGTACATTAAAAATTGATGCAGATGGAACTGTTTTAAATTCATTACAAATATCTGCAACATCTGCTTGGGGTGCTGTATCAAGTGGACAAGTAAATGGAATATATTCAGACCAAGCGTTTAATGGTACGGGTTCATCTTCATTTTCAAATTTGAGATTTACAGGTAATCATAGCACTGGAACAACTGGAACAATCAATACAATTTGGATAAATAATGGATTAAATATAACTAATTCAAATTCTACGGTTAGAGGTTTTTATTATAACCCGACAATTACAACAGTAGCTGGTATTCATAGAGCAATAGAAACAACGGTTGGAAATGTTATATTTAATTCAACAAGTGGCAATGTAGCTATTGGAGGTACGTCTTTTGGTACGAGTTCAGATAAAGTTTTAGCACAATATACGGGAACTGCTCCAGGCTCTTCACCTGCTGATGCTTACCAACAATATTCAGCTGATATAACAGCAGGGAATGCGGCTCCACATTTTAGAACTGAAAACGGAAATGTTGTTAAGTTATATCAAGAAACAACTGGAGTTGCTGCGGCTACATTAGTAAGTAATGCTGGAACTTCATTGACATCAACAGATACATTTGATGGATACACTTTACAACAAGTAGTAAAAGCATTAAGAAATTTAGGTATTTTAGCATAAAAAATATATTATGGCAATTTTAATTAAAGGAACAACAGAAAAACAAATTAAATTATCGGGAACTGATATAGTAATTCCAGAAATTTATGGGCGTGTTGAGTTTGTAGGACGTGCAAATGGCACTACTTTGGAAATAGGAATTATAACTTATGTAAGTGAGCAAACATTTGAAGAGAATAAAGTAGTATTCACAGACGTTGAATCACGCTCTTTAACGGCTAATTTAGAGCCTAACGAAACACAATCATTGGAGACAGCTCATAAGTACGCTAAAATCGCTTATGAGGGGCAAGGATATGAGGTTGTTATTGACTTAAATTGAACAAAACACGAATCACTAAGTTAAATAAGTATGGCAAATAGTAACGGTTGGGGTGATGGAGCAGCAAACAACGCAATAGGTTGGGGGCAAGGTGCAAACAACGCTATTGGTTGGGGTGATATACACGCAGATAGTTGGGCGGGTTTAACTGATATTGTAGGTGTTACAACAGACCCTGATGCACAAGCATTTATTACAGCGGCTGCAATAACAGACCCTACTCAACAAGCGGCTATTAATACTTTGGTAATTGACTTGAAAGGGTATTCTATTTGGACGAAATTTTCAGCCTTGTATCCATTTGTAACAGATAAAACAGTTGAAGCGGATATTAAGTCACAAATGAAATTTAACCTTAAAGACCCAAGAGATTTAGATGCTGCATTTAGATTAACTTGGAATGGTGGCGGTTCATGGACTGCAAATGGTTACCAACCTAATGGAATAAATGGTTTTGCAGATACTAAATTAAATGCAAATACTACATTAAATTTAAATAATTCTTCAATATCATATTATTCAAGAGAAAATAAACCTACATCATGTTTAATGGGTGCTGGTTTTAATCAATCATCGATAATTTTAATACCAAAATTTTCAAGTGGAGATAATACCGATTATTCAAATGTTTATAGTACAGCATCAAATCAAACAGCACAATCTAA